GTACCATCAGCACTAGGAAATGTGTAAGCATTGTAAAAGTTAATTGATGTAGTAGACAAATACAAAGGCAAAGAATTACCTCCACCATCAGAAATTTGGACAAAAGTTCCCGATGCTCTTGGAGAGAATGGTGCATTGTCTATAGATTTTAGCAAACCTAAATAACTATCCTTTATTTTATTTCCCGTTAATGCTGCCATGTTATCTTTTCTTTTTTAATGCTTTTTTTAAATCGGTTCTTAATATTCTTTGATTTTTCCATATTGATGAAAAGAAAAACGGATGAGGCTTTGTTCCTTTTTCAAAAACACTATTTACATATGCTCCAACTTGATCATCGGGTATATTCTTCTTTAAGAAATACTCCGTTAATCTATCAGCAGCATTTCCACCTTCACCTTTCATTCCCTTAAACTGAGATGCATATTTACTCAATCTAGCCGGAACTCTTGCTCTACCCTTTGTTCCAAACTCAACAAATGCTCCTTGAATAGCATCAACTTTAAGCAACCAAATACCTTTTATCTTTTTTTGTATCTTTTTTCTTATTCTTAGGCTATTTTTTAATTGCCCCGAATCAATAGAATTATTTGATGCTATCCTACTTTCAGCAGTTTTCTTACTGTTTTCTACAAACTTATCTACAGATTTATATATAGCATTATTCTTAGCAATAAATGATCTATCTATTTTAGCACTAACAGTATTTAAATTATGAGTTAGTTTAAATTTCATTATTCTATAACGTTACAAACTAGTTCAACAATTCTTTGATAACTTTCTTGTGCAGATACAGAAACAATGCTATAATCCTTATTTCTCCAAGTAATAAAATTAGATTTACTTAATAATGGATCAGTTTCTGCATTTCTAATTCTAAAAACCCAAACTCCTTCTAGGACGTTTTGGTTACCGGTTAAGTCTTGTATATCAGTACGTCTTTGGTATATATCTGCCCAAGTTTCCAATACATCTGTAGTTGCATCTAAAGATCGTTGTCCGGTACTGCTTGTAGTATAAGTTCTAGATTTAATTATTATTCTTTCCCTCATATAACAATAGGTTTGTACGGAGACATTAATTGAATTGTCTCTGTAGGTGGTGCAGTTGGTACATCCTTATCAAAGAAACTTCGATTATTATCGTACATAACCTTAATGTAGGCTAGGGTTGCTAGTTTTATTTCACTTGGAACGGTAGAACCATCTGAATTATAAGATACGTTTACAGTTTCATATGATTTATTAAAATCTAAAACTAAACTTCTTGTCCTACTATCAACTAATCCATGTGAGGTAAAATCAGTATTTTCAACAAAAGTACCGCTGCCGTCAGAATCGTGAGTATTATAAGTAACGCTAGTAATGCTACTAACCGGACAAAACAATAAATCAATATATTTTTCGTTTGCATCGTATTGAATAAGTATATCTCTATTTTTCAATGTCTGCTTAAACTGTCTTTCTATATATGAGGCTGCTGCTTGAAACATATCACCGATAAGAGTATCATCAGTAGAGTTGTCTACTTTTAAATAATTCTTTATCTCAGTTAATGATAGGTAATCAAAAGTTGCCCCTTCACCACTAGCATCGGTAATAGTGTAATTAATCATTATCTAATTCTTCAAGTAAACGAGACACTTTCCATCTCTTGTCAGCTTCTTTATCAAACTTATCTAAATATTTTTCTCTTAATACATCAATGTCTTCTTCTTTTGTTTCAACCTCTACTTTTAATTCTTTGGTTTTAACTTTTGATGTTTTTTCTTCTTTATGAGCAAAATCGTAAGTTTCGTAAATTGCTTGTTTTGTTTGTACTAAATGCATTTGATCTGATTTTGAAGAAACAGATAAAATATCACCTACGTTGAATTGTCTACCTTCATGCATAAATCCAACTACTACTTTCATGTTTGCCATATTACTTTGTTTTTAAAAGATGTTCTAAAATTTTATTATTTAAATTTTCTATACTTCCTAATCTATGCCCTATTTCATTTCTAAATTGCTGATCAGATGTACTATTAACTTTTACCTCACTTTCAACTTCAATAACCTTTTTTTCAAGATTATCTAATCTTTGATCATTCTTCTTAAGATGAGCGTTTTGCTTCTTGTCAATCATTTTATGTCCCAAAACGGCAGAACCGCTCCCCGTTGCTCCTATTCCTAATAATGTCATTAGTTCTGTCCAATGTGCATTTAGCCATTCGTTCATTATTATTGCTTGATAATATCTTGCGCCTCATCTAAAGATATAGTGCCTTTTATTGCCATGTATATTACACCTACCGCTACAACAAGCCTAATTACTTGCTTAACGAATCTAGGTGTTAATTTAAACTTACCTTGTCCTCCTTCCGGACTTTTTACTTGTTCTATAACTTCTCCCGCTAATGGGATAGTTGATTCAATAATATTTAATAGTACTTTAAACATATCTTTTTTTTAAAACAAAGATAAATAAAAAAAGCCACCCATTTTTGAGTAGCCTTTTAACATAAACAATAAAATAAAATTAAAAATAATCTTTATTCTGAATTACAGATGTCATTCTAATTGGAACATCATATCCAAAAACTTTATTTACCTTTTGTATATCGCTAAGAAATATTTTTTCTCTATTTAAATATTTATCAAACACTTCATTTGCGTTGTTTAAATCTTTTTTTAATTCAAGAACATCTTCTCTTAGTCTATAATATTCTTTATTGTTTGTTTCTAAATTCTTTTGCTTTTGTTTCATACCATTTTGCTTTTGCTAAATCTCTTTCAATTGGTTGATCGGGTTTTGCCCCAATTCTCATTCGATATTTAAAAGCAGACATTTCACAATGTTGTATAAATGCATTTTTGCCCCAAATATCTACCATCATTTCAAATGTTTCTTTACTTGATGATTTGTAATGATTAGGATTTACATAATCGTATTCTTTATCCATTTAACAATTTTAAAAATAAAAAACATAAAAACAAAGAAAAAGGGATGCAAAATGCACCCCCCTTTCAAAACAAACACACATAAGTGGTTTATGCGTTCATACTTGCAATTGCAGTTGAGAATGCTCCCCAAACAAAAGCATTTGGGTTGTGAATTGGTAATCCAATTCTTTCAGTAGCCTTAACTGTAACCAAATCCTTAACAAAGTTGTCAGAATGTGATTCAGAGAAAGATATTTCCATATCCTCTCTAATTGCTAGTGTAGCTCCTAAACCGAAATCACCTACAATAAACTTATCAGCAGTTACGGCAGTTGATGGGAATATAGGTACACCTAGTACAGTTAATACACCGTTAACAAAAACTACATAGTTAGCGTTAGCATCTTTATGCAAGAACATTTTGTTGTAATCAGTTGGATTAACCATAATTGCGGTAGGAGAATACTCAGCAAGTTGTGCTTGATTCTTGGCAGCAATTAATACATCAAACTCATTAGTGTATGCAGATGCATCAGCACCAAAGAACTGATAAAAAGATGCACCCGAAGAAACGTCAAATTGCGATCCACCACCGGCAGTCATAAGTCCTTGTAGGTTAGCACCCGTTCCCGCACCAAACAATATTTGCTGATCTTCAACATTCATAACTTTAGCGGGAATCCTTGTAGAAATATATCCACTTAAAGCGGGTACATCGTTAAACATTTCCTTAGTCATGGTTAATTGAGAACCAATGCTTCTGATAGGAGCATCAACGGGATCAAGTTTGAATTCAGATTCTCCGTACGCAGATGCTTCTACTCTAGCAGCAGCACCGTTGGTGTAAGAAGTTTCTTGAATATACCTTACAGTATTAGAATCAGTTGATATTGAAGTTAGCAAATCTCTTGCTCTAGTTGTCCTTGTAGGATCAAAGTAAAATCCATTTAGTCTATCAGCCGGTACAGTATCTCCCGATGCGTTAGCAGCAGTTGTCATAATAGCTTTTAAACTTAATGTAGCCTTAGATGATTGTCCGTTGATAAATGCTTTAAAACTAGCACTTTCACTTAAAGCATCTTTTAAACTAGCATTGAAATTTTTTGGAGGTGCGCTATCTAATGATTTTTGCTTATCCAATTCCAAAGAATCAATTCTTGAGTTTAAATCCTCAACAATTTTTCCATGCTTTAAAATATCTTCGTTTACTTCACCTTTAAGTTGGTTCTTGTAATCAGAACCCATGTTTTTCTCTACTGATTGCTCAATTTTTGCATCAATAGTGCCTTCTAATCCCTCCTTGAGAGATACGAGACGTTCGTTTAAATCTTCCATTTATAATCTTAATAAAAAGTTATCTAATTCGTTTGCTATCTTTTTGCTTTCGACTGATTCCTTTTCTAGTTCAGATTTCTGAGACTCATTAAGTATAAGTGAAGATTTTTCTTTTAGCATTCGTAATTCAAATTCTAATAGATGAGGATTATCAAGTTTCCTTGACATTTTGATTAATTTATCAAACTCATCCATTAAATTGTCAACAGATTTTGTCCCTTTGTACTCTGTAACTTTAGCCAATGGGTTTGCAGCTAGGGTAACTAAAGAAAACTCAAATAATTTTATTTCTTTAATATAGTTGACTTCCCTCTGCAAATCTTCTTTGATTGGAATAAATCCAACCGAGAACTCTTTTAATATTCCTTCAGACACCATTGTCTTAACATCTTTGCCCAAAGAACTATCTGATATTTTTGCTTCAATAAATAAACCTTTCTCATCTTCTTTCATAGACAACGGTTTACCTATTGGTTGATTCATGTTGTGTTGGTAGAGAAACGCTATTCTTTCAGAATTTTCTTGAAGTGTTTTGGCGTAAGCACCTTTAGTGATGATATCACCATCTGAATCCTTATTGTTAAACATTGATGCATATCCTTTGATGATTCCTTTCTCATCATCCATGTCATCAAAATAATTTCCTTTAAACCTTAACATATTTATTAATTTATGCCAAAGTTAATAAAAAAAAAGAGCATTCATTTCTGAACGCTCCTAACACAAATTTTAAACACTTATTAACTACTAATGTAATTGTTGTCACCACAAAAACAATTACAATACAAACTTAAACAACATATCCTAAATAACAACGACAATTTACAATTTCTTTTGCCGGTGCTGAAATATCTCTAGGATGCAACATTAAACTTCCGTTTACTTCAAACCTATCTTTTAATGGAATTGAATTACTTCTTACATAAAAGTTTGTAGCTTGAAAATGGCTATCTCTTATTCTATCATCTAATATACCTACCCAATACTTTGACACCGGCTTTTGCTTTGCTATTCTTAGCATTGCTTGTAATTCTACAGATGATTGCGCTATGCCTAATTCTGTTGCAGCTATAACTTTTGCCCTAAGTTTATTATTGTGTTTTTTTATTTTATCTACAACATCATCAATATTATTGTTGTCATTTATAATTGTTTCGATAATACTCCTTGTCCTATTCTTAAATAAATTTTGATCTTTAAATCTATTTAAAAATATAGAAATTGCTACAGATGCAATAAACGGATTTGGTGTACCTCCGTACTTTCTACTATACCTATCATCAATATACTCTCCGGAATCAATATACCCTTGTCTTAAAGTATTTTTCATTCCTTCTGTATTATTAACTAAATCCCATGTAGCATCTATGCCGTTGAGGGCAATGTATAAGGCTATGCCATTAAAAACAAAATCTAAATCATTTTCTATTTTTAACGTGTACTCATCAATGTAGCCTTGCATTGTTCTTTCTGTATTTAGAAGAAAAGGTATATCACCTAATCCCTCTTTTAAATACATACTTCTACGTTGTCTGAAGTTTTTATTTAACGTAGCAAAATCAGTTTCGTGATTGCATCTTTTTACAAATGAATCGTAATCCTCATAGAAGTTTGGGTAACACACTATTTTTTGGTGTAGTCAGATGTATCATTAAGTAATTGCTGACTAGTTCCTCCGCTTTCTTTTGGTGTAACACCATCAGATATTGGAATATAATTAGCTAACATATGTATTTCATCCATCTCCTTTTGATCTATAGGCTCGTACTTCATTGCTTGTCTTTTCTCATTTGGAGTAAGCCACCAAGCTAAAGATAATTGCCTAACAACCTTTTCCATGTCCTCTTGCAATTCCGGAACACTTAGAAAATCAAAATCAATATAGTATTGATTACCATATGTTGGTGTCAACCATCTGTTTAACTCATCTCTTATTGCAATTAGCTTTGGAAATACTGCTTGTAAATAAAGGTATTTTTTTGCTTCCCGATAGTTATTGAAAGTCGATGCTTGAGTGTCATTAAGAAGAATTGATGGGGTTTTATATACAGATGCTAAATCTTTGATTGATAAATTATATTGTTCTATCAATGCTAAATCAGCAGCCGGTAATCCCATTTCTAACCATTTAAAATCATGATTTGTTACCATAATTTCTCCGGCATTATTTACTCCACTATACATGCTTTTATATTTGTCCCGCAAAGCACTTGCATGTTCTGCCGTAAGCATATTGTCTTGTGAGGTTAGTATTCCTCTAGCACCTTGATTTGTTAAAAACTTGCTACCCGTAGTAATAGCGTCATTATTCATTTCTAAGTTTCTATACGCTGCTTGTAACGGTGATTGTCCGTATAAATGCGTTCCCACTCTAGAATAATCGGGATTAAAATTTTTTATATGCGCTACTTGATTTGAGGGAATAGATTTATTGTAACTCAACCAATTTAACGTATACCCTTTTATTGGTTCTAATATATCACCTCCAACTATCTCTACTAATTGTGATGGTAACACATGCATTTCTTTTATTCTACCTTGTTGTCTTCCACTTTCGGGTGATAGTCCCCAAATAAATCCATCTCCGGTTAAGCATTCAAATGCAATTAAGTCTGTTATAAATTCTGCTTGTCCTTGTTTTGGATTAGGATTTTCTAAAAATTTAGCTAAATCAGAATTGTCTGCCGGTTTGTATGCTCTCTTTTTTGCTCTTTCCGCCTTAAACATAGCATTGTCATTCATAGCACCTTTTATCAAAGTCTGATATTCTTTTGCGTATGTTTCATCTACTTTTTCGTAGACACACATTTTAATGTTTGATGCAGATTTAGAGATTAAATCAACTATAGAGTAAACAGTAGCATTCTTTTGAAATCCTTCTTTTATAAAAGTTTCCTTGTTAGGCTCTTGCTTAATAAACGGACTTACCCCGAACTTCCCAAAAATTAATTCATTGTATCTAGGATCAGTACTTTTTTGTTTCTTCTTACCGAAGTTGAAAATTCCCATAAATATTTTTATACAAAAATAGCATAAATAAAAAAAAGTATTTTATATAACAAAAAATTTGTTACCAACAAAGAAATGTGAGTAGTAACCCATCCTTAAAGCATCTAAAAGGTGATTATTTTTATCCTCCGGAAAACTTTCATATGCATTATCATCATCGGGATCAAATCCACGCTTTAATTTCCAAGAATATGCCATGTATTCTTTGTGTAAATTTTTAGAATCTTTATTATAAAAAACACTTGCTCTTTTTAAAAAGTTAATTCCCTCAATAATACTACCCGAACCTTTACGTCCTTGTACGGCATTAAATCCACTACGTTTTAATTGCTCTATAGTTTGTTTTTGGTTGTGATCACAATAAACCGGCTCACCCATGTAATGAGCATTTCGTAATGTCATTATTATTTCCTCATCCATCATTTTAGTTGAATAAGCCAATTCTTTCACATATATACTTTCATTTGCGCTTACAACTTTTATTATTGCCGTTGGATCGGGAAAGAAACCAAAATCTACTGAATAAAATACTCCACCTTCGGGCAATTCATTAATCTCTTCCCATCCTTTATATATTCTACCTTTGTTTGTACTTGCCCTAAGTCCTAAACCATACACCCTATATGCTTCCGGATCAGTACGTTGTAACATCTCAATCTCTTTCTTTTGTATTGCACTAAGAAAATTATTGTCTTTGTATGTACTTACAAAAACTGCAACATCCTCTGCTCTGTTATCTTCAAGATCATAAATCCATGATTCTGTCATACTAGGATTATAGCAAAAAAACACTTGTGTCGTTGTTCTGTAGTTTAGCTGCCGGTACTCTTCTTTACTTAACTCTTGACATTCTATGATATACAAAATGTCTCTCTTCATTGATCTTAGCCTATCCGGCTGATCTCCCGTTGCTAGAAACTTAAACGTATGCCCGTTTAATTTATATTTTAAATCTGTTTTGTTGTGATTTGTCTCATCATAATAACCCCAAGCGTTTAATATTTCAAAGAAATCACTATATCCGGAATCTTTTAAACTAGGAAGAAACTTTCTTACAATTGTGAAGTTTAATCCTTCTTTTGGATCAGTATTTAAAGCCTTATAAATTAAATACTGTAAAATAGCGTAGGTTTTACCCGAACGTGTTCCTCCGTTGTGAATTACAAATCTCTTATCAGAACTATTTAAGCATTGATAAAATTGTT